TTATTGCTTAACTAACTCTAAGTTAGGTGGATTTTGTTTAGCATAAGTGTTACCTTCAGCGTCTTGATAGACTGTATATGTTGGCAAGCGGTTAATTCCTGTTGCTTCATACACTTTTTCACGCAGTTCTTTGTTATTATCCAACGCATCCATGTACTCACTTGCTATGCTTCTGTGAATATATGCTTCATTATCAGACTCAATGAAGTCAACGAAAACCATATTTTGAAAATCTGCTAACGTTATGTAATCAGGGTATTTATTGATACTTTTCAAAGTCTCAGGGGTCTTATCAAGGGATAGAAAGTTTAATATGTCCTGCTTCTTTACCTTATCATCGAAAATAGCAAATATTGTATTAACATAAGGCATCACAGAAACAAATTTAGGTTTATACCTACACAATTCATCAAATACTTCATCCCCTTCATCTAATAACTCTTCAACAACCTTGTCAGAATAATTCGTTTGTTTTCCAATTTCAGTAATGAGAGCCCCTACCTTGTTTGATGCTCTTTCAATTTCCCACACTAAATCTTTATCATTAATACGCTTATATTCTCGATAAAAACGTTTATAAATAGTCAAAACATTAAATGGAGAGTAACTGTCTATATTTTTCTTTTTTAGTTCTGTGAATTGCTGTTTTAACGAGTCAAAGAGTTCATCTGTGAAATCGCTATCCAAAAATACTTTCATGATTTTTTTCATGTTAATACCTGATACAGCTATGTGACTATCGTTTATTTTTTTATGAAGTTTCAATAATTCTAGCTCCATATCAGGAACTTTTTCTAAAAACTCTTTACCTTTCTTGATTAAGCTTTCTAATTTACTACATTCATTAATTAACTGCTGCTTTAATTCAAAGACATTTTCCATTGTGTAAACACTCCTTTTGTTTATTGTTAGATATCGCTTGGATGGATTCTAACACAACTTAAGAGTGAGTTAAGCTCACTCTTAACATGTCTTGTAACCCAGCTTCAAAGCCGTTAAACTTCCTTTTTGTCTTCCACATCTTTAAATAAGTGCGGTGCAATTGTATGCATCAAATCCCACATCTTTGCTCGGTCACGTTCATCAAGCAAACCGTTTTGTTCGTATGCTGCTAGGAATGATAACAGATGTTCTTCAAGTCCATAACACTTCACGAAACCTTCAAGAAAATCATCGTATCTGTCTAATTCGGCATAGGGATCATCGTATTTACCGATAAGGTCTGTTACTTTATTTTCACTCATATTTTTTCGCTCCTCTTATTTCATTTTTAAATAAAATCGTTATTTTATTTTTATTCTAAAAAACTGTAATAAAGGGGAGAGCTAAGAAATAGCCCTCCTACTTGGTTGGATACACTATGTAGCCTTATCCCCCACGTCCAATTGTTGCAACTTTAAATTGTGGTTCTTTAGCGTCTGCGGCAGCATTCATAGCCTTATTAGCTACAAAACCAATTACGGAAACGCTCAAAATAGCAACTGCCAAACCAATTTTCAACTTGTTTTTCATGTTCTCACCTCCTTTAAGTTGCCTTCCCTCACAAAGTGATTAGTTCTAAAAGGGCTTTATTCTCACCCAATTTCTCCAGTTCGTCCAAAGGGAGTTTTACACAATACTTATCATCCGATAATTTAAAGTGTTTAACAGACTTGAAGAAATAATCTTTACTTTTAGTCGCCAACCCTTTATAAAAGAAGTGAAAGCCAAGTAAGTTGTTATTCTGCTTTTCATTTTCAATTCTATCGAGAATTTGAAGTGCTTCAGCAATCTTCCCTTCATTTATAAATGAATAAGCCACGCCCTGCTGCTCTCCAACTTCTAATGAGTTATAATCAAGGTATTCATTTTTTTCACCATAGTAATTTTCCAGGAAGGATAAAGATCTTCTAAGCTCTTTATAGTGGGATTTTCCCTTTTCCGAATGCTCTAAGCCTTTTAAGAAGCTCTTTTTAGCCTCTCTATAATCCGAAAACAACAAAGTATTACCATGAATAAGATAACCATAAGCAAGAAAGCGGCTATCAGTAGCATGTTCAATGGTTAATCCTGCGTAGAATTGTGCTTTTTTCAGATCGCCTAAGCCTAAATAAGCATTAGCTGACATAATCAGCAATCTACAACGGTATGACGACTTAAAGAAGTTTTCATTTTCAATAGTGTCTAAATCAATCTTGTTGGCAATTCCATTCATAACCTTATATTCTGATAGGTTCAGATACTCAGGTAGGAGCATTAGTTCAGAAAAGACTTTTAGTTCAGGTACGTTGATATCCATACGTCCAATCATTTTGGATGCTTCATTAACAGTTAATTCGCCTTTGGCCAGTTTTCTATGTATGCTGTAAACTTCACTATACTGTTTTGCCTCTGTATTTTTCGAAAAACGTAGCTTTTCAATTAGAAGTTCCATTTCGTCAAAGTTTTCATTCAAATCTGCTAGTTCCAAAAATCTGATATCTTCGTTCAAACTTTCTTTTTCCAAACCTCTGTCCAATAAGTTCATTAGTTGCTCCCCCTGTCAGATACCCGATACTTATTTTTTGTTTTTGTCTCTGTAAACAATATACATCAGACTCTTATTCATAGTCAACGATTTATTTTATTTTTATTCTAAAAATCCTTATTTTTCACTTTTATCATCATCTAAACGGTGTTATAATTCAATTAGGCAGGAATCACTGTAACTATTTTTAGAGTAAATTTAAAATAGTTATGATCGAGTTTCTTCTATTTAAAGAAGCAAATATCTCTTATCCCTGCCCCGCTCTTTGACAACTTCATACGAATTTAGAATCAAATTAAACAAAAGGAGGAATTTAATGTCCCAAGAAACAACAATCAGATTAATGGTACATCCTGAAAAGTTCAATCACAAACCATCAAAGGAAGAAACTGTTCAGATTAATAACCGCATCCTTAGAAATCCAGCTACTATATCTATAGAAGATTTAGCAAAAGCCTTATCAAGCGGTCAATCGGTAGTAACTTCTCTCCTCTATCCAAAAGGAAAGAACATTAAAAGGACAGAAGAATACTGGAAAACACAACAATTCGTTGCCCTTGATTTTGACAATGAGAAGTTTATAAAAAAGGGTAAGGATAAAATTAAAATAAAAGACATTCAAATGACTTGGGAAGAAGCACAGCAAAATCCATTCTTTAAAAAACATGCTGCTTTTGCGTACAAAACATTTAACTTTAAGGAAGATCACCCTAAATTTCGAGTGTGTTTCATTTTTGAACAACCTTTCCTTAATCTAAATGAATGCAAAAACACCATTAAACAGCTATTAAATATCTTCCCGATGGCTGATCCGATCTCCAATCAAGGAAGCAGGTTATTTTTCGGCGGTACTGATTTACATATTTTCAACTATAAGAACACCTTACCTATAAACCCAACCCTTTGGTTAAGTATATATGGTTATAATCTATTATACTTAACCAAAGGGTCAATACCTTATAAGAAGGATAGTCATGAAATCATTAAGAGTAAAAATAAAATAAGTGTATACAAAGAGAAAACGAATGTAGAGTTAATAAAGAACCTTGACGCTATAACCTTGTCTAACATACTGAACCCTCAGCCAATTGAATTACATAACCTAACTCAAATTAATGATTACATAAAAAAGCAGGATTTACGTAAGTTTTTAGGAGTCAATTCTAACTCTTTTCATGACTTATTCCATGAAGAACAATCACCAAGTGCAAGCGTTTATAAATCAAACACTGGTACTGGACACTGGATGTATAAATGTCATTCATCCTCTTCCCCATTTTGCGGAACAATATTTGAAGTGGTTGAGCGACTAACAGGTTTAGAACGGTTGGATATAAAAAAATTCTTAATGAATGTATTTAAGATCACTCTTAAAGAATCTAAGCTCCAAATGGAACTAAAAGCGGAAATTGATGAGTATAAATACATTTTGCAGTCTCCCGACTTTAAAGAAATGTATCCAGACGCTTTTAAACTTTTAAATAAACACAGATATATTGATGATTTTTACATAATTCTTGACCTTGCAAAAGAGAATTTATCAGGGGATATACACGATAAAAGAAAGTTGTTTTTTCATTCGTTAAAAACCATTGCGGAAAGGTTAAACAGAAGCGAACCCACTACTTCCAGCCGTATTACTTTTTTTGTATTTCTTAAAATGTTATGCAAATTGGAAGACAATGAAATCCCGCCACATATCCTGAAGATTCAAAAAAGGAATCAAAGAAATAACAAGTTCAAACGTCGAAACAATACGTATGAAATTTGCAATTACGGTTCATTTTTATTTCAAGAGATTAATAGTCGCTGCCGGGAATGGAATGAAAAAGGATTAACCACTAAGAGCATGAATCGTGAAGGGATATACCGGAATTTTGGAAAAGCCGAAGCAGATCGAATATTCCCTCAAGATAAAAACGCTAAATTGCCCCAACTCCATGATGACGTTATAAGCCATCTGACATTGACTTTGAATAAATTAATTCAATCTAAAGGATGGACTACAGAAAAAGAAGTAATAGATGAAACAGCGCTATACTTCAGAGGCCAAAAGCAACTAAAAACAGATTTAATTAAGAAGTCAATTGGAGGTCTTTTAGACAGCTATGATCTTAAAAAGATATCGAGCAACAAAAAACTAAAAGCACAATACGGTATCACAGAAGACCATATGCCGAAATTGAGCTTTCCTAAATTAATTGTTAAAAATAAAAAATAAGGAGTCGAACCAAGCCCTTGAATAAAACAACTCAAAACCTCTCTAAGCAAATTTACATGTATGCTGTAAAAACCGAAGCATTCCACACACCTGAAGAACACGAGTATCAAGTAAAAAAAGATGCGTATTTGAACATGAAAGGCAGAATTAAGAAGTATAAGAAGCGGTTAGACAAGTTTATTTGGGAATACAATAATATTATTAAGAATGAAAATAAAATAAATCAATATGATAAGCAGTTGCTTCATGACCTTCAGAAGAAAACTTTTAATCATAGGAAGTACAACGAGATTTTTCTTGAGTACGTCATTTGCAGCATAGACAAGCGAAAACTTGTTCCCAATTCCGATTCCCGTCTGTACAAGTATTTTGAGGTGTGCGAAACTGCAATTGATGATTGTACTAAAGAGCTAAAAAAATGTTATCCAAAGAACAAGAAAATCCGCTCTCTTCGTCCTGATGCCCTTAATATGAAGAGTATTATAAACCAATTTGATTCCTCCTTAATACGGACATTAGGTATTAAAGAAAACGAAATTACAAAGGATATCATATCTGTTGAGGTATTCAGTTATGCGGTATTCAAGGATATTGTCACTAAAGGGTTCAAGTACAATAATCAAAAATATGAATATTTCACATCAAGTGCTGGAATGATTCGCAATAAAAAGAATATCTTCATCCGCTCCTCTGTTTTAAAGAAGCATAAAAATAAAATAATGTGTGGTCTTAATGAAGATGTTATTAATAATAAAGGCGGAATGAATGTAAACAAGTTCAACGCCTATTTAGCCCTTTGCCTTACTGCAAGCACTGTCTGGCAGGGTTTTGATATTAACAAGTGCATTGTTGTTGATGACTTTAAAACAGTCCTAAAAGGCAGAAATGTCGATTACATAGATAAGCAGTATAATATTCAAAGAAAGCGCATGGACATAGATATTGAACATATGGATGGAGCGGGAATAATGCTGCCCAAAGTGACTGAGAACAACAAATGCTTTCAGTTTAGATTGCCCTTTTTTAAAGGATTGCTTGTCCCCTTCCCTTTTGATGACTTTATAGCTGAGTATGTCGAGGAAGATTCATGTTTAGTCAAAGATATCTACGGCAAGGAATGGGACATAGTGAAAGATGATGTTCAAATTATCTTCACTAAAAGCCAGTTTAAAATGTGGAAGTATTATGATTCATGGCAGCATTACAAAAACACATTTATTAGTGAGGGCTGTGAAGCTTCAAAATGTGATGTTGAACCTGATAAATTCAAAGATCAACCGCTCAACTACCAAGTGTTACAGACTTTGGGTGAAATGAGTGATGAGGATTTAACGTATTTTGCTCAAAATACAAACGATGAATTATCAAAAATTGGTGACTCAGAAGAAACAATGCTCCGTTTTTTACGGGCTGATGATTCAAATGAAAAGAAAGATTTTTATCAAAGCGCAATTGCGATATATCCCCCTCTGCTTTCAGATGAATATTCAAAACAGATTATCAAAGACTCTAAAAGAAGTATGGTCAATAATGCTAGATCGGGTAAAATTAAACTTAAAAATTCAAAAAGAACCTATATTGCTCCTGATGTATTTGCTTTTGCCCAATGGCTATTCTTAAAAGAACAGGAGCCGGCCGGTCTTTTAAAAAATGGTGAAGTTTATTGTAGCCTCTTTGAAGAACAGGAGTTAGACGTCCTCCGCTCCCCTCACCTATTCAGAGAACACGCTATAAGAAAAAACACATTGGGTGAAGAGAAAGCAAAGTGGTTCGTCTCTAAAAGCATTTACACCAGTATCCATGATTTAATCTCAAAGTTATTAATGTTTGATGTAGACGGAGACGATGCTTTAATTGTTAGCAATAGACGCTTTATTGATATTGCTAAAAGACATATGAAAGGGATTGTTCCGCTTGAATATGAGCTTTCTGTGGCAAAGTCACAGGAATTAAATAAACAGAATATATATGATGGTTTAGTTGCTGCCTATTCAAAGCAAATAGGCATTGTATCAAATGAGATAAGCAAGGTTTGGAACTATGTTGCTCAAGAAAATGCCACTGATAAAGAAAGAGCGGCGCTTGATGCTGAAAAACTGGATGTAGTCAAATTCTTATGCATGGAATCAAATGCAACTATTGATTACGCTAAAACATTATGGATGCCTGAAAGACCTAACAAGGCTAAAAATAAAATAAGTAGATATACAAAACTGAATCTTCCCCACTTCTTCGTGTATGCAAAAGGAAGAATGAAAGATGAAGTTGAGCCATTAAATAGTTCTGTGGTAAACCGTTTAAGGCAAATTATTAACCCTTCACGTATCTACTTTAGAGATATTAAAAAGAAACTGGATTACAAAAACCTTTTAAACGTTCAGAAGAGTTCTGATTCACAGGAAGATGTGCAAGCAGCACAGGAAATTGTAAACCTTTATTGTGAGCTCAAAGACAGCAAAAGGAAGTATCTTAAAGATAAGCGGAAGAATAAAGAATATAGAGATAAGAAGAAAAGTGAAATGAATCAGTTCTTTTACGATCACATTAAAGAAAAACTTTTGGATAAAGGTAATGAGCATAATAAAGATATTGATTTTGTAGTGAATACGCTTGTGACCTATTTGTACTCTACAAAGGACAAAGCGCCTTATAAATTAACCCTATGGCGTAGCTTTGGCAATGTTCTTTTACGGAATTTAAAAAGGAATGTTCTAAATATCACATCTTGTCTTGATTGTGGCTGTGCGATTGAGAACCCTCAGAGAAACCAGTCGAGATGCCAAGTTTGCAAGAAAGCTCATGATACAAAAATGAACAGAAGGAGAAAAAACAAAAGCAGAAATTTTAAAAAATGTCACGGTTAATTAGCTATTTTAAATTTATTCAGATGAGAAAACCCTTGGTATGACTAGCTTTTCCACTTGGATATATAGCCGAGATAATGGACGTAAGGGGAGAATGCTTCGCTCCCCCTAGCTTCCTATTATTGGCGTTCAATTGCTGTGTTACTTGAAGATATTCTTGCTCTTCGTCTGATTAAAGGGTTCTTGATTCCTTAGCTTTTTGCAGTTCTTTGTACTGGCTAATCTGTTTGTCTTTCCAGTTCTCGATCTCTAGTCAATAATAGGAAGCACTATCACCTTTAGGTCTTAGAGGTGCATTCAAGGGCTTGGCTCGATCAGCAACTTTAAGCTTGGGGTTGCTGATCACCTTTTTTTCATTAAATTAATTACATTCATAAATTTAATTTAAATAGGAGGATTTAAATTTGCTAAATATTGAGGATCGTTATTTGCTTCATATGCAACTGACAAAACAAAGAAAAATGAAAATTAAAGAAATCGCAGAATCAGTTTATCGCACCCCTTCCCTTATCTCAAGATATTTCAATGGAAAGTGTAATGTATCTGCTGAAGTTGAAAACGCCTTGGTCAACTTAAATAAAGATACGCCTGGAATTTAGGAGAATAAAAATGAATACTCCTATCTCAAACTCCCCCGATTTACACCCAATCCCACCCACTGGAAACTCCACGTTTTCAGGTTACCGTGTTGACTTTTCAGGTTACGGTAGGGTGTACTCCCTTAAAACAAAAATGTACTTATCCCATTTCCCAAACAACACAGGTTACGTTTACGTTAATTTAATTGATGATAATAAGAAGGTCATCAATGTTGCTTTACATAAAGTGATCTGGAGTGCTAAAGAAAATATGCCGCTCTCTTATTTAAAAGAAAATAATCTTGATATTCATCATATTGACGGTTTTACATTCAATAATAACCCCGCTAACCTCACAAGCCTTTCAAGGAAAGACAACCTTTGTGAAAAAATCACTATACAGAGAAAGAAACTTCAAAACAGATTAGATACTGCAAAGAAAATCATCTCACTTAGACAACAATTTGAAAATGAGGGCTATAACATGTTTGACCCGGAAGACTTTTTCAATGTAGCACGGTTTATTAGTGTCACATTTAATAAGTCATATAGAGCGGTTTCAGAAATATTAAAAGAAAAGAAATATGCAAACGTTATTTAATCGGAGCTTTTTAAATTAACTAACTCAAAGGAATGATTATGTCTAATTCACAATTTATAGGTCAGCTTAAACAAAACAATATACAAATCAATAACCTTAAAGATCAATTTTACAGAACTGAAGCTCATATGTCTGCTCACGAAAACCGTTTATCTGAAAAAGTTGATGAGTTCATGGAGAAGCAGAATTTCGATTTAAAAATGCATATTCAAAACAATGAGAATCCACATCATGTCACTAAAGAACAAGTCGGATTATCAAATGTAATCAATGAAGAACAGGCCACCAAAGAGGATTTAAACATTCATCTGAATGATAAGGAAAATCCCCATTCAGTTACTAAAAGCCAAGTTGGCTTATCTAAGGTTGATAATGTACAGCAAGCAGCGAAAATTGATTTTGACGCTCATGATGCAGACCTGGATCGACATATCACAAAGGATGAGCGCAGTTATTGGAACAGCTCCGATGAAAGGTCAAAGTCTTTTTTAGCTGAACATACTAACGATCAATCAAACCCACACAAGGTTACTGCTGAACAGGTTGGACTTGGGAATGTAGACAATGTAAAACAAGCCGCTAAAAGTGATTTTGATGATCACATAAACGATACCAATGTTCATATCAGTAAGTCTGATCGGGACAGATGGGACGCTGCTCAGCTCTCTAAAATAACCAAGGATAACGGTTCTGTTCTAATCAATGTATCCCAAGGAGTTGATTTTCAGAGTGTCGCAATAGGCCAAAGAAAGACATTTACCTTCTATACGGCGGAAACAGGTATTAATACACCACCCGTACCAACCCGTGGAATGTACCTCTACTCTTCCTCAACGTCTGGAGAAGCTATAGCTTTCGGCAATGATGGAAGCTTATGGAGAAAGTCTTTGTCGAGCGGCGTATGGTCTGATTGGGTAAATTATGAAACAGAACAGGGATCAATTAAGCGTTTAGCCGCTCACTCGGATAATACAGATATTCATGTAACTAAGGATGACAAAGACAAATGGAACACCCCTTGGAATGCAACCTGGAATAACGTCAGCCTAATTAATGGAGCACAACAATATCCAAACCTTCCGTTTCAGTTTTCTGTTGCTAATAACAGATTAGAGCTTCGTGGTTCATTTGGATCTTTACCAGTTGCAGGAACAGTTGTTGCTAAATTCGCATACAAGGCCTCCGCTTTGTATGATATTGGTGCTCAAGTGGTTGGATCATATGGAACGGCAAGATTTGCGTATACACCCGATGGGGAATTACGTTTTGATGGGATGAGTGTTTCTAATTCTTCTGCAAGAGTTTCATTTAATGCATCAATCCCATTATGGTAAAGGAGAGACACAGAATGCATGTTCTTTATTACGATGAGAACTTTATGTACGCTGGAGAGGGAAAAATTAATTCAGATGTTTTGCCCCCTAATAGTACAAATATTAAATGGGATCCTTCAATCCTTAATCCACGTTTCGATAAGAAGAAAAACGTCTGGATTGAAGCTGCTACTGACGAATACAAAGAAAGTATCAAACCCATAGAACCCGAACCTTCAGAGCTTGAGTTGCTGGAAAAGCAATTTGCTGATTTGTTCTATGTTGTTGCAACGGGCGGTGAGTAAATGGATTGGTTCGGCTATATTAAAGGCTTTTTTGATAAAAAACTATGGGATGAGGAACAAGTTTATAACGTTGTCGGTAAGCGTATTACACCCGAACAGTATGAAGAAATTGTAGGCAAGCCTTACGAAAACAAAGGAGAAATTAAATGACATCGAAAAAATTAAATCTCGGACTGATTGAAGAAAGTGTAAGTAAATATGGCAAGAAAGAACGAGTACAACTAACTGATGACGTTCATGTTTATATTTACCCTTACTTCTCCCCTTCTCGTTTATCCAACTTGTTTAAACAGATACTTTCTGACCAAAAACAAGCTGAAGAAAAAGGGATTGACTTTAAGAAAATCAATTTTGTTGATTGGATAGCTTTTTCACTTATTAAAGAATTTGCGGACTTAGGCATTCCAAATGATATTAAGAACAAAGTCAAATGGTTTCACAGCCTTGTAGAATCTGAATTTTTCCCTTTGATTCTGAGTAGCTTTCCTGCCGAGAGTATAAAGAAACTTAATGGAGCAACAAAGATGATGCAAGAGAATTTAGACAAAATTTCAAATATGTCTCAAGAAGAAATAAATGATCTTATCCTTAATAAGGTCGAAGAGATTGAAAATGAACAAGAGGCTGAATAATGGCCAAGAATATAAAAGATATAGCAGCACTAATTGAATATGCCGCGAAGCAAGCCGTTCAAAAACAGGCAAACACAAAAAATACGCTGATTAAAACAGGTCAAGAGCATGTGCAATCTGATGTGTACGACGCCTACAATCCCCTAGAATATGAACGTACATCTCTTTTGAAGGACTCCTTTGTCATTCAAAACGAATCTAACGGAATTTCATTAGACAATACCCGCGGAGACAACGGTAAGGATGTTGCCACGGTTGTTGAGACTGGTCAAGGGTACACGTATCCAGATAAATACGATTATGGATACGGAAAACCACGCCCATTTATGAAGAATACTGCAGAGTCCTTAAAAGATGAACGATTAGTTGTTGCTATGAAAAAAGATTTAAATGCAAGTGGTATTAAAACAGAATAACGGTATCGGAGGTTATTATGAACCGTAAAAGAGATTTAGAGGAATTCTTAAAAGAATTGTATCGAATACAACAAACGTACGGATTCAAAGTAGAAACTGAAAACCCGCTCGACTCTTTAGTTTACATAGACAACACTGACGAAAAGCTTTATTCGTACAGTTCTGGCAAGATTTCTGAGTGGTGATAATCAATTAAAATCCATATTTTATACAGAAATAATAAGAGGTTCTATTTCCTTATGCACAAAAACACCGTTCATTAGAGCGGTGTTATCATTTTTAATTGAATTCAATTTCACTGGTTACTATGTCAGATGAAAACTTGGATTGGATTTCAAATCGTATACTATTTGGCTCAGAGTTAAATACTAATACTGAAGGGAAGAGGACATTATTCTTATGTTTAAGATAAGGTTGCTTAAACATAAGAATGTCATAACCGTTCTGGTTATAGTACTCATAAATAAAAATATTGTTTAACCTTCTTTTGAATTTTTCTTTCAATTGTTTAGCATTTTCTTCAACCGAAAAATATGGAATCACTGGAATATTTGGTTCAATTGGATATTCATCATAAGCGTTTATTAATAAAGATGGGCTATCATGAAAAACCGGTAAAATAATTTTTTCGCATTCCTCAATTATCTGATACCCTGGTACGGGAATATCTTCAGGTTTGCATAGTAAACCTTCTTTAATAAATATTTTAACATCAATGTCTTCATCATAACGATTGCCTTGATTAGATAAACATAACCTTAAGTAATACTTTGAATCTAATTTTTCAAAGTAACTAATCCATTGATCGTATTCTTTAATATTATCAAAGAGCCTGTCAATTTCCTTTAATTTCTCTTTCGCTTCATCAGTTCCAACATATTTAAGTGAACCAGCGATTATAGGACTCTCTTTCTGTTTTAACCCCCCTAAATCAAAAAAGCTATTTTGATTAATTTCTATATCATTATTTTCGGCAAAATCACAAATTGTTTTTTGTTTTATAGCACTAACGGCAACTTCCTGTGTAATACGTTCAATAAAAGATAAAGTTACAGTTGGCCAGGAATTAGTTTTATTAGCTTCTTCTTGCTCACTAATCAAATGACACTGTTTTATGGAATCAAATTGTTTCATTATTTCTGTCTTTAGATGTGCAATAAATTCACTATTTGAAAAAGATGATCTAGTTACCTTCATATTTTCTATGGGTTCACCATCTGATACACCTTTAATTGATAATTCACTTTTTGATTCTGAAGGTTCTTCACCACCTTTAACATGTTTATCTAAAAAATAGAGAGTTAAATGATTAAGGAATTGTTGCTCAAATTCTTCTAAGGTGGAATAAGTACTGAAAATGCCTTTGCCTTTGTACTTTTCCTTGAATTCTTGGATTTTTTGATACTGTTCCCAATTAACGTCAGATAGTTTAGCTTCCTTCTCACAGAAATAAAGAAAAACTTGTTTACCACTTTGGATTAGCTTTTCTATTTCCTCTTCAGTACCTGAACCATATTCGTCCGTAGGTGTTCCGAACCTTGTCCAAAAAACAGCCACTGCGGCATCACAATCTAATACAAATTGTTGATTCAACAGCTCCTGAGGCTTCCCACCAGATTGAGGATAAGAGTCCTTGCTCCAGTGTTTCGTATCAATAGAAATATTATTTATGCGCCCAAACATTCTGTTGAAATTGTCAACCTGTTCGTTTATGAGCTGCAATTCTTCTTTTACATCGGAAGGGCATGAAATGAGTAAATCGTAATATGTTCTAGTCTTAGCCATTTAAATTAATTCTTCCTTTCAGTTATCATAAACTCCATTCCTATTTTATCCCAATCAAGAAGTTATGTGTATTTTAATTTCAAAATAAAACCACCGGAATTTTCCGATGGTCAATTAATCGTGTATATATCAGCAGCCGCATCTGCCATTTGTTTTTCTGTAGGTATTGTATAACGCTGTACAACCGCAACAGTGTTCCCCAAGAACCTTGCAATCGTAGATAAGTCCCAACCTCTCTTAGCTAATTCTGTAGCAAGCGTATGACGTAACATGTGTGGTGTTATTTCATATTCATTCAAGAGCATTTGAACCGTCCTTGTTGTTAGCTTCTTATTGGATCTACTAACAAAGACATATTCGGAATCATCATTTCTTGATTCAAGATACCGGCGAATATATTGAAACTTTTCTTTACTTATTGGAATGTCTCTAACTTTCTTCCCTTTTGATTTATTAATGTGAATTAGATAAGGATTCCCTTTCAAAGTCAGATCTTCTTTCTTTAAATCCACAAGCTCTGAAACCCTCATACCAGTAAGACGCAACATATCAATGATAGCCAAGTCTCTATAATTAATTAGCTTAGGCTTATTCTTTCTGTCCCCTATCCGTTTTCTTATTGATTCAATGTAATTAACATCAACGGATTTTGGAGTTAATTCGGAGATGTGTTGTGTCTTAGTGATACGAATATCCTTAAAGGCTTCAAATTGTTCAGAGTAAATACAAAATGAGCGTATGCTGGCGTATATTCTGTTTATGCTTGCTGCCTTGTACCGCTCCCCTTTATTTGTTTTAATTGTGCCGTTTTCTAAAGCATCAATAAACAGCTGAACAATCGTAGACGATAAGCGGTCAATCCTTAGTTCGTCATCACTCAAGTATTTATTTAAAAGTTGAAGATCACGCTTATAACTTTGTTTCGTATTTTCAGCTTTCCTCAATTGGAAAATATATTCCTCTATAAGCTTACTGTTATAATCTTGCATTATTCCACCCCTCACATTACTTATGCGAAATTGAGTCTCCCTTTAAATCACCCTTTATTTTATTAAATCATATCATTCTGTTTCGCATAAGTAAACAAATTATTTCGCATAATTAAACTTATGCGAAATTATGTCAAACCTTCTATTCTATTCAGCAAAGGAGCAACAAACCTAATGGCAAATAAAAAATTACGTGGTATCTATAAGATTGTTAACACAGTCAATAATAAAGTTTACATTGGTAGCTCGGTTGATATTGAATCAAGACACCAAGAACACAAAAGAGATTTAAGAAATGGTAAACATCATAATTACTTACTACAAAGAGATTGGAATAAGTATGGAGAAGAATCGTTTGAGTTTGTCACTATATCCACTCATGATACAAAATGTAGGCTTAGTGTATTAGAGTTTGAGACAATTGAAGAATATAAGAAACACCACACAATTTATAACATAAGCAATCCATTGGAAGAACCGAGCAGGAGAAATGACCGAAGAGTAAACAAAGGAAAGAACTCAAAAGGTGTTGTTTATAAATATACTCAATCCTATGTCCTCCGATGTCTGACGGAAGAACTGTTCGATAAAGCAAGATCATTACATAGCAATATAGGCAAACGTGTTTATTTCTTAAAGTCTGATGTTGATAAATGGATGATGAACTCTCTTCAGAATTCAGAGATAACAACGGATGATCGGCTGCATGGTTTACTAAACAGATGGTATAATCAAGTTGGCTTTGCTATCCTTGAATCATCAGCTTATAAAAGACAACTGACTAAACTTGGTGTTTCTGTTCCTATGTTCAAAAACATTCTTGTCCCAAAAGATTTTGTTTCCGTATTAATCAGCATGAAAAAAGATCCCTCATGTATCCCAAGAAAACCAAAAGGGTTAACCCCTATTCAACTGGATGCTTTACAACAAACTTTGCTGGACTATAAACATGTTAAGCTTAGAGATAAGATTTCGATATGCTGTGACTTCTTCTCAAAGGAAATGACGAAAGCAAAGGAACAGATCAGTGAGCGGAAGTATTATAATAAAGATTCATTCGATACCTATTTCAAGGATAAGATTAAAAGGCGTAATATCATTATGGATTGTGACATTGATAAAGTGTTACGCAAGATGTATTCTGAATTTGGCTTCAGAGCCTTTAAACGAATCAGTTATGAGCATATATTTGATCTATTGGGGATCACTGACCCTGATTGTAAAACCATAATTGCAAATGAACAAGTATTAGAACAACTTCACATTTACCCTTCTGTGGCTCATTTAAGTACCTCTTCGTCCATTTAAATGACTATCTGTGACGAGTTTCTTCTATTATAGTAGCAACCGAAAAACATCCCTCATTCTATATTCATACCTAATTACAAATTGTATTATGAAGCAGCACAAAGTGTGTATTCTATATTCATAAATATGCATAAAAATAAGTGTTCGATTTAAATAACCTCGTTACGATCACGATAAACGTTTAAAAAATATACACCGTTATGCAGACAAAAATGCAAAGTTTTTAAAATTTATTCTTGATTTTCATTTCAAAGTGTGTTCTTCATTCAATTTTAAGGAAATCCATAAAAACCCCGTGAAATGCACGTATAATGTATGTTATATAGGGATTTCATTACCAATATATAGGGGGTATATTAACATCTGAAGGCCAAAAAACAGGAACAAATGTACCCCTAGCACTTCCATTTCCACACCTAACTTATTTTTTAAGGGTTTTTCCCTATCGTAATCGCTATCGTAAAACCCCATGATATCAACGTTTTTGCAACCTTCTCACCCTCTATTTTTAATGGATTCCAACAAAAAAAGCCTTAAAACATTGATATTACAGGCTTTTACGATAACGCTTATTACATTCACCTTAATCACGCCCTATTATCGTTGATATAGTAGGCTTTTTTGCATTTTTAGACTAAAATTACGAACACCCTTTATGGGGGGTTAATTTAGATCAAAACACATTACGGAGCGGCTTACTATAAGCGGCTCTTTTATTATTTTTAGAAAGGATGTTTAAACAAAATGAGTCAAGATTTAAAGATCATACTCACACCTAAAGCTGATACTTCTTCCAAGACTGTTGAAAAGTTGAATCAGGAAATTAAATCTTTAGAGAAAAGGCTTAATTCCCTTAATTTAAAGACTAATATCGACGCTTCTGCTTTAAAGACTCTCAACGACTTCTCCTCTGCGGTTGACACTTACCAAAAACATCTCAAATCCTTCAATCAAACAGTTAAAGAAACTACGACAATTACCAGAAATGCTGATGGCACTGTTGAAAAACTTACGCAGCAGTATAAGAAAAATGGCGAAATCATTCAGCGTGAAACAAAGACCATAGACAATCGCAATCAATCATTACGTGAACAAACGCAAGAAGTTAACAGGCTTGCTCAAGCGACTGAAAAACTCGGTCAGGTACAGAAGAAAACAGAACAAAAGAATGCTCAAGGACAAACGACGAGGGTTACTCAAAAGAACCGCAATGGCTTTGACGATATTACCTATACAACTGACCCAAAAACAAACGGTACAACGGCAAAAGTTACAACGAATTATGATCAGCAACGAAAAGCTATTGAACAATTAAAGCTGGATTTAGAAAAACTTAGACAGCAAGGAATTGTAACTGACACCACCCTCTCTTCCCTTGGACGGAAATTAAATACTGCTCAAACAGCACAACAAATTGAAGCATTACAAAACAGAATTAAGATGCTCGATGATAAGTCTGCAGCTGTAGCGAAAAATAATGAACTCAGAAAAACTATTGAGTTGTATCAACGCCAAGCGCAGGTAAACGTACAAAACCTTAATACACGTTATGGCGATACAATGGGTGCCGGCAATAGACAAGCTGCTCAAGATTATTTAAATGCGGTAAATAGCCTTAATGTAAGTTCTGGTAGAAACAATGTAAGATCACAAATGCAGAGCTTGAATATGCAATTCAGAGAATTGGCTTCAAATGCTCAAACAGCAGCTAGTCAAGCCTCGTCTTTTGGCACGGAGTTAACTCAAGCTTTCAAAAGTATGTCAACATACCTACTTAGTGGAACACTCTTTTATGGAGCGGTTCAAGGAGCAAAATCACTGGTTGATCAAGTAATACAAGTTGATACCCTCATGACTAACATACGTCGTGTAATGGATCAGCCAGAATATAAATTTAATGAGTTGCTACAAGAGTCCATCAACTTAGGCGACACCCTTTCAAACAAAATCACTGACATTCTTCAAATGACCGGTGATTTCGGGCGTATGGGCTTCGATGAAAGTGAATTGTCCACCCTAACAAAAACCGCTCAGGTTCTACAAAACGTCTCTGACTTAACTCCTGATGACACAGTTAACACTTTAACTGCCGCAATGTTAAACTTCAATATTGCAGCCAATGATTCTATTTCAATAGCAGATAAGCTTAATGAAGTCGATAACAACTATGCTGTGACTACAATGGATCTAGCGAATTCGATTCGAAAAGCAGGAAGCACCGCTTCCACTTTTGGTGTTGAATTAAATGATTTAATTGGTGATACTACTGCAATTGCAAGTACCACCCGTGAAAGTGGAAATATAGTCGGTAAAGTGATTGCTGACTTTAAATCTCTTCTGATTGACTTGGAACTCCTAACGTTAAGACGAGGACAACAAGGGGCAAGCGTTATTGCAGCCTGAACGACTGAGCGAAGAGACGCTAAATTGCGAAGCGACAGTCTGAACATCTATGGAAACATAGAGAGTGTGATTGAAGTATCACACCGCCACACATAGTGGTCAGTAGCCTTTAAGGTGAAAGTAACAGAATTGAACTCACTTAAAACCATTTTCGCACGAATTGGAAACAATGATAGCTCAATTAAAGCCTTAGAACAGATCGGAATTTCTGTAAAGACTGCGGGTGGAGAAGCTAAGTCAGCAAGTGACCTTATCGGCGAAGTTGCAGAAAAATGGGACACTCTGAGTGATGCTCAAAAGCAAAATACCTCAATCGGTGTAGCCGGTATTTATCAGCTTTCTAGATTTAATGCCTTAATGAATAATTTCTCTATTGCCCAGAATGCCGCAACGACCGCAGCTAATTCCGCCGGGAGTGCGTGGAGTGAACAACAGAAATACGCTGACAGCTTACAAGCAAGAATAAACACGCTCCAAAACAAGTTTACTGAATTAGCGATTACTTCAGGAGATGCATTTGTAAGTGATGGGTTGATTGCTGCTGTATCTGTAGCGGGGAATGCCCTTTCTGCTATTTCTGGATTAGTTAAGGGTATTGGGTTTTTACCTATTGCATTTATGACAGCCAATTTAGCTGTAGTTGGTTTTAATAAGAATATTCGTGCTCTTCAAACTGCACTCATATTTGGGGCTGAATCCCTTACAGAAACTCAACGTGCCACTTTAGCTCTTCAATCTGGAATGTCTAGAGCAGCAATTGCATCTAAAGTTTTCTCGGCAAGCATTAAGAGTATTGGGTCTGCAACAGCGATTGGCGCTGTATTGATGGGTGTTGGTCTGGTAGTAGAAAAGATAACATCAGGATATGCAGAGGCAAAAAAAGCTAAAGAGGATTTTGAGCAATCAAAGTCTACAAGTATTGAAGCAATTACAACTAATAAAGATGAAACTGACAAACTGATAAGTCAATATCAAGACCTTCAAAAAGCTAAGGAAGCAGGTTCTTTATCATCTGAAAGAGAACAAGAATATCTACAAGTCACGCAACAATTAGCACAAACATTTCCTATGCTGGTTTCTGGTTATGATTCTCAGGGCAATGCAATCATTAAAACCAATGATGCTTTAAAGGATGCCATTAAGTACACCAAAGACTTAGTCGAATTAAACAAAGAAGACATCAAAACAAGTACCAAAAGTGATTTCAAAGATCACCTTAAAGAATTTGACAAATTAAAAGATCAGATCAACCAGTATGAGAAAATGGCAAATACGTACTCAAAAGGTAAAACTGCTTGGTCTTTCCTGGAAAGTCCTTTCTCTAGTGATGATGATTACAAAAATGCAGGTGTTAAAGCAAAGGAAGAAATCAAAAGACTTGGTCAAAGTTTATCTGGTGTTCAGATTGAAATAAGGGAACAAGTTCAGAAAACAGTTGATGCTTACAACTCAATAAAAATTGACCCAAATATAAAGAAAGACATTAACGATGCATTTAGCAAAATTGATTTTACTAAGCTTAGTGCTGATGAGCTGACCTCCTTTTCTAAAACTGTTTCTGACGACTTGGTAAGAATACAAAAAGCACTGAACTCTGATGATAAAGACGCATTTGCTTCCGCTTCTAAGAGCCTGGAAGAGCTCGTCAATCAATACATGACTGGTGAAAACAAGAATAATGGCTTGGTTCTCTCTTATGACAATTTAAAAGAAGCCATTGACTCTACAAATGATTCAGCAAAAACTGCAAAAGTAACCTGGGATGAAAATGGTGAAGGTGTAGATGCATTAGGTGAGCAAGTCGGTAATTTATCTGACAAGCTCAAAGAGGCTAAAGGTGATTTTGAAGCAATTAAAGGAATCATCGATGACTTAGTTGAATCGAAGCAAAATGATGCTGCTATATCTGCTATTCAAAATGAAGCTTATGACACTATGTCTGACAGCATCTCCCCTTTAAATAATCTTCTTGAAAAAATGTCTGAAGGTAAAAGCATATCTGCAACAGAAGCCATGAAGCTTATTCAGAAAGAACATGATCTTGCTGATGCAATTTCAGTTGAAAATGGTGTTGTAAAAATCAACAGAAATGCAGTTGTTAAGCTTCGGGACACAAAACTCAAAGCTTACAATGATATGCAACAATCTGTAAGACAAGATCTAATTAATCAGGCTAATGCATTAAATAAAAAGATCAACATGTATAAGTCTGAAGTCAAGGCTATCAAGACTGTTCAAGATGCTTATAAAATGAAGTCTGAGCTTGAAGACAACAAGAAAAAAATATACGACGAACTAAAAAAAGGGAACAGTGGTGCGCTGCAGTTCCTACCGAAAACACAGGATGATTTAAATCAGGTCACTGATATCACTGATCAGCTTAAAGAGCTTGATAAGCTAGCCGATTTGGCTTCAACTTCCCTATCTGAAACAGGAACATCTCTTGATGACCTGTCTTCTTCAAGTGATAAAGCCTCTGAGGAAATTAAAACATCTATGTACGTGGCTGATAAATACAAGGAAGCTCTGGAGAAAGTAAATGCTGAAGCCGAAAAGTACAATAAGCAAGTAAACGACTATCCAAAGTATTCTCAAAGTTATCGAAATGCCCTGCAGAAAGAAATTAAAGCTCTTCAACAAAAGAAAAAGCTTATGCAGGAGCAAGCCAAACTCCTCAAGGATCAAATTAAGTCAGGGAACATTGCACAATACGGTATAGTTACCTCTTCCCTTTCCTCTGGTTCATCTTCCGGCGGTTCTTATTCTTCTGGTGGTGGGTCTTACTCCGGTAAATACTCCAGCTACATTAATTCTGCCGCAAGCAAATATGGCGTTGATCCAGCTCTAATTGCAGCTGTAATCCAACAAGAATCAGGATTCAATGCAAGAGCTCGTTCTGGAGCAGGCGCAGCCGGATTAATGCAGTTGATGCCTTCCACTGCTAAAAGCTTAGGCGTAAACAATGTTTATGATCCTTATCAGAGCATTATGGGTGGCACGAAATATTTAGCCCAACAACTAAGCAAATTTGGTGGCAATGTTGAGAAAGCACTTGCTGCTTATAACGCAGGGCCTGGGAATGTAATCAAATACGGCGGCATCCCTCCTTTCAAAGAAACGCAGAGTTATGTTCAGAAGATCATGTCTAATTACACTAAGTCTATGACTTCTGCTAATTCCTCCATTGCAAGCTACTACACGAAGAACAGTGCGTTTAGAATAAGTTCTAAGTATGGTGCACAAGATGGCGCTTACCGATCAACTCCACATAAAGGTATCGACTTCGCAGCAAAAGCTGGAACCGCAATTAAATCGGTTCAGAGTGGAAAAGTTCAAATTGCTGGTTATAGTAAGACTGCCGGTAACTGGGTTGTCATTCAGCAGGATGATGGAAAAGTTGCTAAGTATATGCATATGCTTGATACCCCTTCTGTTAAAGCCGGTCAAACTGTTAAAGCTGGCCAGACCATTGGTAAAGTTGGCAGTACGGGTAATTCAACTGGAAATCACCTTCATCTTCAAATTGAGGAAAACGGAAAGACTATTGACCCTGAGAAGTATTTAAAAGGTGTCGGTACATCTATTTCAGATGCATCTCAAGCTGAAGCAGAACGACAGCAAGCAATAGCCCAAGCGAAATCTGACCTCCTCTCCCTCCAAGGTGACATTGATTCAGTAAATGATCAGATACAAGAGCTCAGATATGAAATCGTTCAATCGAAGCTTGATGAATATGACAAGCGTATTGGTGATTTTGATGTAAGAATCGCTAAAGACAAAGCGCTCGCTAGTCATTACCTAAGCGACAGTAAAGAATTCCGCAAGTATACAAACGATCAGAAAAAAGCTTTAACTGAACAGCAAAAGATTCAGAGTCAGAAGGTTTCTTTTATTGAAAAAGAAATCAAAACAAACAAAACTTTGAATGCTGCTCAAAGAGCACAGCTTGCTGAGGAATTAAAACAAGCTAAGATTGATCTCATCAATTTCCAAGAAGAAGTAAGAGAACTTCAGGGACAGCTCATCCAATCTAAAGCTGATGAAACGCTTAACGGTATTGAAAAGTCTTCTAAGAAAACTGAATCCAAAATTAAAGATGTTGACAATAAGATTCAGATGACTACAGAAGACAAAGATAAAGTTAAGTACTACAGCCAACAAGTAAAATTAGTACAGCAACAACAGGCTGAGGCCAAAAAGTACATCAAACAATTAGAGGAACAGAAAAAAGTAGCAAAGGGCTTTCCTGACATCCAGAAACAAATCACAGAGGAAATCGAAAATTGGAAAGATAAGCAGAAAGATTACAATCTTGAGCTTTATAACACCAAAAAATCGATCAAGGACATCTATAAATCCCTTGCTGATGAAGTTGTCTCCATCTACAAAGAGATGTACGAAAAGATGCGTGATATTGAATTAAAAGCGCACCAAAAAGCTACACAAGACTTGATTGATGAGATTGATAAAACTGATGATGAAGCTAAATTTCAAAAACAGTTAAAAGAGAAGCAAGATGGAATTCAGGAAATACAAGATAAGCTAAACAAGCTTGCACTCGATGATTCCGAAAAAGGCAAGTCTGATTATAATGATCTGAAAAAGGAATTAGAAAAACAACAGATTGATTTAGATGAGTTTCTTAAAGATCGTGAGAGCAGCAAACGAAAAGAATCGCTGCAGGATCAGCTTGAAAAAGATCAGGATGCCATAAATGACAAATATGATAACCTGACAAATGACGAGCGTGCTTTTAAAGATCTTGAGAAGAAGCTAATGGATGGGAAGATTACTGATATTGCTAAGCAACTAAATGAATTCTCTAAGTTCATTAACAGCAATATGGAGTCCATAGGGAAAAGCATCTCCAATAACCTTATCGATAAGCTTAAAGAAGCCTCCAATGCCCTGAATACTGTGACCAAAGGTAATAAAACTGGAAAAAAGGTATCTTCTTTTGCATCGGGCGGATATACAGGAACAGGACTAGGAGCAGGTAAGCTCGCCTTCCTTCATGATAAAGAGCTTATCCTAAATAAAACAGATACTGAAAATATGCTTGAAACTGTAAAGCAAGTACGCAATCTGTCTAATAACGATTTGAATAATGAAACACCTAAATGGGGTCAAGGTGGGAAATCAGCAGCCTTGATTAACAAAGGAATCACCACTATTCCATCAATAATTCCGAATATTAATCAATCGAGTCTATCTAATAGTTTGATACCGAGTATTCAAAACATTGGTAAACCGATTTCAACACTCAATAATACTAAGGAAACAACCAAAAACATCTCTCCTGTATTCAACAATAATGTTACATTACACGGGATTAATGATCCTAAACAGATTACTAATCAGGTAATGAAGGAACTAAATGAAAGACAAAAACAATACGGCATGGAATTTTAATCATTTAGAGTCGGTCTTAGGATCGGCTCTTTTAATTTTGGAGGTAGCTTATGTTTCGTGAAAAAATGTATTTCATGTATAACGGAAGACGATCAACCGACTTTGGCATAGTCAATTGTTCAGTTGATGACGGTTTATTTAGAGAAGAATTTTTAAGCAGTCGCTCAATAAATGAGACGTCAGTAGCAGGCATTGATATACCGCATTTTGAAGGAGTGAAACGAGAACCGAGACAGCTCAAACTCCGCTTTTGGATGAGTGAATCATGGGATGAAAAGAAAATTAATGAAATTGTAGATTGGTTGGATGTTGATTACTATCAGCCGCTCTCCTTTATGCCTGAAGACTATGTTTACTATTGTCTCCCTGTAGATGTGACTGAAATAGTTCATAACGGCTTGAAAGAAGGGTATTTAGAGTTAAATATGAGATGCGATTCCCCTTTTAGATATAGTCCCATTACTAGCCTACATCAAATCGTTGAGGACTATAAAACTGTTGAGATAAGAAACACGGGCAGAATTAAAATAACCCCTGAAATCACAATAGTTAAAAAAGGTGACGGAGATATTACCTTATCCAATCTCTCTAACTTTAATGGAAAACCACTCATCATAACCAATCTTGAAGATGGTGAGACAATTATGATTGATGGAGAGTATGAAACCATTCAGTCAGACAAATACGGCAATTCACGATATAAAAGTTGTAATGAAGAGTATTTGTGGCTTGTATATGGAGTAAATAGAGTTAAAGTCGAAGGCGGATGTCACATAGCCTTCACGTATCAATGCACACACAATTAAACGGAGGATGGCTTATGAGAAAACGAATAAATAGAAATATTAAAGTCGATAAATTAAAGCTGTCATTAACAACCACAAATAAAATAAAAATAGCCAACGTTCTCCCCTTCTTTTCCGCCTCCACAACAGAAAATTTCGGGAGCGGCTATAATGAACTTTCATTTGAAATTCCGACAACTATTCTAAAACGTCATGTCAAGAAACGTAATCATATTGCGGATATTCTTAAAGTGGGATTCTTGATTAAAGCTAATTATAAAAATGAAGAACATTGGTATGTCATTACGAACGTGGATAGAAAACAAGCAAGCGATTCTAAACGGATAGGAGTAAGCTGTAAAAGTCTTCACTATCTCCTATACAGAAAGAAAATTGATGCGTATGAAAACTTATCTCGAAATCTAACTGAAGCTGCTACGGATTGTTTAAAAACAACTGGATGGAATATTGGCTATGTTTATGAGGATTTCAATATTAAACGCCGCTCATTTGATGAAACCAGTACAAACCGGCTTGACCTTTTGTTTAAGATCGCTGAAACATTCGACGCAACATTGAAGTTTGACACTAAGAATGAAATTATACACTTCCATAAGAAAGAAGAGCTGTCCACATTTAAACATGTAAAGTTTAAACCAGGGCAATTTTTGATTGATGTTTCAGATCCGGACGACCTAGAAGAAGTTGTTACAAGACTTAGAGTTGTAGGTAAAGATGGAATTGGAATAAACTCAGTTAATCCAACAGGTCAGCCCTATTTAGATGACTTTTCATTTTTCCTATACCCTTTTGAGCGTGATGAAAATAGAAATGTAATAAGATCAAGTGAACGAATAAGTGATGAACTGGCACATCGGATATTAGATTATAATGTGCTAATAAATGAGAATTCAACACGATTCAAAGCGCTTTTGAATGAAAAAACACAACTTGATAAACAAAGATCGCAATTAGAAGCAGAAAAAGCAGCACTTGAAATTGAAAGAAAACAGATTTTAGATAAGATTGAAGTTGCTAAGAGCGCAAAGGATCCAATTGATAATCTTAACAAACAACTGAGTGATAAACTTGTAGAGTTAAACAAAAACCAGAAAGAAATTGAAAATGTAGTCAGCAGCATTACGAAAAATGCAACTGACACTGAAAACCTTAGAGGATTGTTGTCCCAAGAGAATTTCTTCGGGGAAAAGCTAATGAGTGAACTGTCCAAGATTACATATGAAGATACCTGGACAAATGACAATATCTTTGATGAATCTGATTTATATGAAGCTGGTCTAAAAGAAATGGCAACCAAAAGTTCTCCGCCCATTAACATAACAAACCTTAGCGTATACAATTTCTTCAAGTGCATTGATCATCAATATTATTGGGATAAATTTGATCTAGGGGATATTGTTCAGGTTGTCAATGAAGAGCTCGGCATAAATGTAAAAGCAACGATAACGCAGATTGTCATTAATCATGATGATTCAACTATGGCATTGTCAATAACGAATGGTAAGCGTGCAGAAAGTGCCCTGGATAAACAAATCAAGTCCCGATACAAAACTCAAAAAGCAGCTTCCGAATTTAATCAAAGAAAACTGGACTACGAAAAAGTGTATTACAATTTCACGCAGAGAAATGATCAAATTTCTACTCCCGTTGATCCCCCTACCCTATCCTCTAAACAAACTTTGTCACACATTGTAAATGATAACGGTTCTGTTGACATTACTGTTGAGTGGAAATATCCCGATGATTACACAATTGATAAAAATAATATAGACGGCTTCAGAGTAATTGTATATGCCAGCGATTTACCGGATCAATACATGTTTGGAGCAACAATGGCACATGAAAATAGCATGACTGTTGATAGAGAAAAACGTAAAGCGGTTTTCACAAGCCTTACTCCTAACAAGTATTACACATTTGGAGTACAAGCATATAGAAGCGTTGATCCCAATATTGCTACTGATGGATATATTAGATCTGACATTGTAGTCTCAAGTGTTAAATCAGAAAACCCCTACCTCCCCTCTAATTCCGTTGAAGTGAAAGGAAGTCTTGATGGAAAAGTTAACGGACTTTATACAATATCTACAGAGACAAAGCCTATTGCGCCAGAAGCGGGAACGATTTGGATCGATCCAAAGACTAATAAACAAGAGCTTTTTAATGGCGAAGAGTGGATTGTGTCTTCTGCGGGCTCGGCTGATTCATTAAATGGTTACACGACTTCAACGCTATCCACGCCTAATACAATACCTGTACGTAATGACCAAGGAATCATTACAGGTTCTATAGATGGCAACGCTGAGTTTCTTGGTGGTAAACTACACTCAGAATATGCACTATTCTCTGATGTTCCTCAGATGGCTAAAGGAACGTATGTAGGCGATGGAACAATTAGTAAACAGATATTGCTGCCTTTCATTCCAACACATGTGAAAGTGTGGCCAGTGTCTTCTAATGATTCCATGTTATTAATTGATGAGACAGGAGGTTATACGTATCAGGTAAATGAAATGGGAATATACCTGGTTGGAGGAAACTCTACATATGGAATTATAAACGAACTTGGGTTTATAACAGGCTCAGACAGCAATCAAAGAGGGAATAAATTAAACATCAAGTATATATGGGAAGCATGTAGGCATTTACATTAAACAGGCGTATCCTTATTGGATGCGTCTTTTTTGTTTCAACTTTCTTTCTAAATAAAATTATTCTTTTATGCAAAGACTTGACCGTTTCCATACGATAATACCCCTTTTTTACCTTGTAAATTATAAACCATTTTACCACTTGATTCCATAGTAGAAATTGTGTCATGATGGATTTTGGTATATAAAGTGTTTAACAGAAAGAGTGAGGGGATCAGCAATGAGTGACAAAAAATATGAATCTATACACTGGTTTGCGTCAGTACTAGCGTTTTTATTAATAATTTTGAATAGTTTTTTTATAAAAATTGAGGGTGTAACTGTTGGTATTGCGATTGTATATATAGTGATCATGGGAATTGTTAGGATTACATGGAAAAAAGCTTAGTGAGAAAAATATTTCTCTTTTCCAATTTTGTAATATAATTAAAAGAAAAAAAGGAAGTGTACCCATGCCCCCTCTGGTTTATGGAAGTTTAATTGCATTCATTTGTTTTATTACTGCCGTGGTTTTAGCTAATCATGACAACATACCTGGAATGTGGCTTGCTTTATTCGGAGTTTTTGCTGCCATCATATTAACCGCTTATTTGCAAAGAAAAAGAGAAAGCACATTTGCAAAAAATCAATTCAATGAATTAGAAAACCTTTTGAAAAATACACCTGACTTTAAGAGCGATCATAAGTTTCTCTCACCTGTCGCTGATAGCTTAATTGCAATAGACGAAACAAACGAAAAAGTCCTCTTAATTGAAAATAAACATGTAAATGCAATGCATTTCTCTAAGACGACTAGCAAATATGATTATTTACATAAAGTATTCTCTTTTGAGGATATTCTTCAAGTGGAAATGTTAGAGGATGGTGTAACAGTCAATAAGACCTCTACATCAAGTCAGATCGGTAGAGCGGCTTTAGGCGGTTTAATTGGCGGTGGGGTCGGCGCTATTATTGGAGGTTTATCAGGGGAATCAGTATCATCGCAGAGAATTAGAAAAGCACAGTTGAGAGTGGTTGTTAACAATAAAGAGAAGTCATTTTACACAATAACATTTATTCATTTTGAACAACCGCAATCAAAAGATAATCAATTTTACAAGCCTTTAAATGATCGTCTTATTCACTGTTTCAATTTGTTGACGCATATACTTAAAAAAGATGCTAAAGAAAATCCAGTTCAAACGGGAGTAGCTGACGAACTGACAAAACTAGCCGCTCTATATAAAGATAACCTATTAACTCAGGCTGAATATGAGAGCCAAAAGAAAAAAATATTGTCTTAAAATGTACGGATATCAACAAATATATTTCTTGATATTGTTTGATCAAGGAGTATCTATGTTGATATCCTTTTTTTCGTCAGATAATGAAATGTTAAGGAAATGTTTATCTTCCCAAATGGAAATAATATGATAAAATGTTACATATTTCGTAAATTGTGTTTATGAATAGGAGGCTTTAATTTGAAACAGTTAATCTCCTCATCAAAAGTCGGCGTGAAGATTAATGAGTGGTACAAGTATATTCGTATGTTTAGTGTTCCTGATGCAGAGGTGCTGAAATCAGAAGTTGAACAAGAAATAAACGCTATGGAAGAAAATCAGGATTTATTGTTGTACTATTCCCTCATGTGTTTTAGGCATCAATTAATGCTTGATTACCTAGAACCAAAAACAATGAATGAAGAACGGCCTGAGATTTCTGACTTATTAGAAAAGATTGAAAGTAGCCAAGCTAAATTGAAAGGAATTCTTGAATATTACTTTAACTTTTTCCGTGGGATGTATGAATTTGAAGAATACGAATATCTTAAAGCGATAAGTTTTTACAAACAAGCGGAAAAGAAGCTGTCACTTGTAGCCGACGAAATTGAGCGAGCGGAGTTTCATTACAAAGTCGCTGAAATTTATTATCACATGAAACAAACACACATGTCGATGCACCATATTGTTCAAGCAATTGAAAGCTACAGAGCGCATGAAACCTATTCTGTTAGAGAAATTCAATGTTCTTTTGTTATTGGTCTAAATTATTTAGACATGGAGTATCCAGAAAAGGCTATCCCTCATTTTCAAAAAGCTTATAAAAAAGCACTTGAAATTGATATGCCTAGATTAGCAGGATCCGCTCTATATAATTTAGGGATCTCCTCTTTTTCTGAAGAAAAGTTCGATGAGGCTATTGAGTTTTTCAAAGAAGGAGTGTTGATCTATGAGCAGAACGGATATGAACATGCTAACCGCTTATTAGACATTCTTTTCATGTTAGCGAAAACGAACTTTAAGGTAAATAAGAAAACTGACGGAACAGCTGTTTATAAACATGGACTGTCATTGGCTAAAAACTTAAATGATGAAGTATTAACCAAAATGTTTGATTTCCTGAATGCCCTTTACATTGACGATAACAAAGAAACACTAAATGAGATTCTTGCTTACTTAGAATTTAAAACAATGTTTTCCGATGTGGAGGACTTAGCAACCGACGCAGCGAAGTATTATACAAAAAATGAAGACCATAAAGCGGCTGGATTATTTTACGAGAAAGTGCTTTATGCCCAAAAACAAATTCAGAGAGGGGATTGTCTTTATGAAATTTAAAGCTGCATCAGTATTTATCTTGTTTATTGTACTACTTGGTTTTTTAGGACTTTATTTTGCTTCAAGTCCATCAGAAATGCATGAGGCCAGACGTGGGCATACTGCTAGCATTCCTTATACCGCTCATACTGGTGATATGCACACGATTAAGTACAATATCTAAACAAAAAGCCCCTCTCCTATTGGGATTGGGGTATTTTTTTCATTAATATTTACATGGCTTTTCTTCACAACCAGGCTTTTCTTTTGCATCAACGTATGATGAAGTTATGATATTGTTTGACTTGTCATATATTCCCCAAAATTCTTTTGTCTTATCACCGTTCAGATATCCTTCTGCATTAATTCCACCCATAGGATCCATTTTATAATCAGTTGAAAAACTTATCTTCTCTATACCTTCGTAATTTGCATTTATGTAATCAGTCATACGCTTTTTTGCTTTTTCAAATAGCTCTAATTCAGCAGTTTTATTTTTTTCTTGTCTTTCATCATATTGATGTTTCATGAATATTCCCCCGAATGCTATAATGATGATTATCACCAGCAGGATAATAATGTATTTTTTCATAAAACCATCCTTTCAAGTGTTATTTTACATGAGGAGTGTGTGATTGTACATGAGCAAGAAGGTCAGTGTACCCACATTATCTGATCAAGAGTATTACTCTATCAGTCAACTAACTTATCGACATGATTATTTAAAGAAACACTACTCGAAAAAGATTCCTGTTAACACCATTTCAGGGAAGCGGTTTTACATAGATAAAATTAAAAATGATCCAGATACAGGCCTAGATGTCTATGTCTTTGTCCAAGCCGTGAAAAGAAGTGGCAAGTGGGTTAAACCAAGCGAACCCAAGAATGTTATCGTGGGATTCCAAGGAACAAACCAGGAGCAAATCAAAGCGGACATTATTAAAGCAGATGGCGGGAACGTTGTTATGGGCATAGACCCAAAAAAGAAAGTTCAATACCTTATGAAAAAGGATGCTCTGCCCTATTCAAAAGCAATTGCGCCGTATACAGCAAGCATGGGACAAATTGCAATGGTGGAAAGCGGAAAGTACAAAGTGGTCACAAAAACATCTCAGTTTGATCAAGGGGATAAACTGCTGGCCAATGAAGTAAAGAAATATGCAGGGAAAAATACAGTTATCTCTACCACTGGACATTCACTTGGAGGAGCGGATGCGGAATATGCCGGCGTAAACAATAATATATACAGTGTCGCTTTCAATAATCCCTCCATTGTTAAGCTTCATGATAAAGAAACTCAAAAAAAGATAAGGAATGGCGAGTTCGATGCATATCATAAGGCAATTATTAACCCTGATGATATGGTGGGCTCAGGATGGTTTTTAGAGTATGAGCGGCATAATGGAACAACCATATACACTAAAGACCCTTCTCTTTCACGTACAAGCCGCTCATTGAGATTAAGTCCCGCTCAAGGTATAACAGGTGTATTAAGCAGTTTAATCGCTGCATTCTATGGTCAGGCATTCGCTAAAAATCCTGATACTCATAGTATGATTGATGCTAACTTTAAATTTGATGAACACGGGAACATAATTAATGTTAATGGCAGTGAACAAGTTTTCAATCAAAACATTAATGCTATGACTACTTATTCAGGGATGAATGGACAAACGATTAAAGTTGATGTTACATATGCAAAGCAATTGGCGGAACAGCTTCAGTTAGCTATTGATGATCTAAAAACCAAAAAACAGAAGCTTGATCAATTCCCCCATAAACATGACAGTATGGTTAATGATGTAAAGCTTTCTTTTCAATCAAAAATGGGTTCAAACCCTTATGAAAATTTGATCTCTGATGACGTTAATCAAGCTATTTTTTATCATGCTCCCTCCTCTTCTGGTGGATCACCTGTTTTCTACAATACAGATGAACAACTACAAACTGAAGCAATGCTCCATTACTTAATAAGGGATTTAGAAGATATCTGTAACTTCATTGTGAAAATGGCTCAGGATATGGACGCAAAAGATCAAGAATTAGCAAAATGGCTAAGATTATAAGGAGGCTGTGAATTGACACCATATGGGGTAAACATGGATGCAGATGAGTTTTATAAGAAGCTTCAGCAGAATGAGGCGCTAAAGAAGCAAGTGGCATCGACATTGCAATCTTATTGTTCAGAAATTAAAACAGATTTAAAACAGGCAACTGATTTTGCATCCGCTCAAGAAATCATAACTGAATTATATATCGCCCTTCTCTCTTCGTTTGAAGGAAAATCAAAAGAGGCATTAACACAACGCCTTGCTGAAAATGCCAATATGCTTATGGATGTTTTGGAAAGCAGAAATAAACTTTTGAATAGCATAAAAATAAAATAAGCCCCATATACGGGGCTTTACCCTTTTTAAGTACTATTTGTGAAGTCCCATACTCTTAAACTCTTTCCAAATTTTCTCTATGAATAAGATTGGGGGTAGATGTGTTGTACGTAGTAGCTCACTATCTTCTGGATGATCTTTAAAGTAACGTAAAGCATATGATCTTCTTAAACTTGCGTTTGTGGCATTCTTAAATTCTGGATCGTTAAAAATATTGTCTTTGATCTCCTGTGTTTTTTGATCAAGTGCTTTTTTCCGCTTCTCTGTTATTTCCATGATTTTTTCTTCGGGAATCGCATTTCCCACTTCCTCCACTAAGGCATACCCCACTGTATCGCCATCAGAAAGTTCGAATAGTTCTTCTCTTATTGTGGAGTTATAAAAGACAAAGCCATCTTTCACATAAAACATAATAAGTTCAGATGGTTGATCAAAATTTATATTATCTAATTTTTCATTGTACTCATTAACCTTTTCAGACAACAAACGCTGGATTTCTGAGTCCTCAAACCAAGTATGATACTCTTCAGGGATATAATAATCCTCTTTGTCCTCATAATCATACATGTAAAATAATAAATTATTGTCCACATGTTTATGGAAGTCTAAAAAGCCCTCTTGGCTTGGCAATAGAATTTTTTGATTTTCAGTATCCATATCCCCTTCTATAAGTGTAAAGCCCATCTTAACCGCTCGATTTTCTAACTCATCCTTTGAAATAATCAGCTCTTTTTGATAACTCAATTGCCACACTCTCCCTTTTCAATGTCTCAATTCAATATTACATTCCCTCTGTTCAAAAAGTGAAGAAACTCAGGGAAAAACTTTTGAGAATAAAAATAAAATAAATCCCATAAACCTATTCACAATTATTAATAGGTATGTTATAATAAATGTATAAGGAGGTGAGGAAATGCTAGACAATATGATAAAAGTCCTTCAAATTATCTTCTACGTCGTCTCTATCGGATGGATTGCGCAACAATCAAACGATAGCGAGAAGAAAAATAAGAAGGACTAACCAGAGATAAGGGAAGCGAGCCACTAACTCGCTTCTCAATATCATTATAATCAGTCTAGCATAAAAAATGAAGAAAAATCAAAAGTTCATCTTTTCATTAATTTTATTGTCTGTTGCAGCGATTGGCATACGCTCATTCTGGACAAACTCTTTTACAACAGCAGTAATGGCTATTGTGGTTTTGTTAACGATTTATGCCATCATTAAAGACATGATTTCAAGGAGAAAATAACATGGAATATCACCTAAAGAGTCGCAAGGAAGTTGAGGACTTCATCAAAACCGAAGTCCTTACTACTCCTGAAGCCAAAGAAATATTAGGCGTAACCACAACACGTATGAGTCAATTAATATCAGGTGGAAAGTTAACGCCCATAAAAAAGCTTAGAGGAGTAAGTTTATTCCTTCGCTCAGATATAGAGCGGAAGAAAAAAGAACTTGAAGAATCAAGAAAGAAATATCGTCCATACGACAAATAACCCCACTCACAAATAAATGTGATGGGGTGTTTTTTATTTTCCACGAGTGGCATCAGTTATTGATTCTTGCCTCAAGCTCAAATACACGCTTGTTAAGAACGTCTGTCTTCTTATCTACGTTCTGCAGCTGTGTAAGGTGGGCTGTAATATCTTTTGGCTGGTTCTCTTCAAGGCGGTCTAACTTAACGTTAATCTGATTAAATTCCTTCTTTGTTTCTTCTCTGAATTCGTTCATCTCTTTTTTAAATGACTTTAATTCAGATGACACACCGTCGATCTTGTTATCAATTTTCTTAATCTCATCTAATATCGCTTGAAGCATGTTGTTTTCCATCCCGCTCACCTCTCCAAACAGTATAACAGCTATTGCAATACTTTTGTTTAGCGCATTTTGCGCCAATCGAATATTTCAATGGTTTTGTTTAACGAATTTAAAAAAATAAAAGCAATACTTTTGCTTAAGACTCCTTAAGGAACTCGCTATGTTCAAAAATATCTGAGACAGAATACTTTTTGTTGAGCCCTTTTTCTTTTGAAATTGTATTGAGCGTTTCAATTATTGCGTTCAAAGTTTCCATGTTAATCTGCTTCGATTTCCCTGCAGCAATATCATTTATTGTAGCGGGTCTTACTTTAGCCTCAACCGCAAGAGCATTTCTTGTAAGATCGTCAAGTTCTTGAAGTGTCTTTGTTAGTGTTGGAACAAAATTGAAATCTCTCATGGTCTTGCCTGATTGTTTCATAATACTCCTCCAGTTTTATTGTTACTTGTATTATAAACTTTTTTACTCACTAAGTAAAACTTTTTGTTGACTATAGAGAAAAACAAATGTATAGTAATACTCAACAAGTAAAACAATTTGAGTTTTACTAATTGGAAGGAGATACAAATGGAGCGGGTTACGATTTATAGCATTGAAACTATGCATGAACAACTGGAGATTTTCAAAGGCTACTTAGTTAATGAAAAACAGGTTGTCTATGTAAATCAAAACACTCTAAATCTAGCTGATGCTTTACAGTACGGTTCCCCTTATCAAGACACTTACATCATTGATGGTGTCAATTACATCCTTGATGAAGGCAAGCACGTTGAAGATGAATACACCTACATTCAGAAAACGTTAGACGCATTTAAGGAAGTTGATGCATTCACCTACATCACACAAATATTCAACAGTGATGATTACGGGACAATCATTCATAACGGTAAAGGTGTATTAGACCATTTTGTTCTACAGAGACGAAAAGCGGGCAATGCGATAATCAAAAAGAAAAAAAGATGGCGTTAATAAGTCGCCTTTCCCAACTTCTTGGGAACAAAGCCATTCACTTAATTAAAAATTAACTTTCATAATGAAACCTTTTGAATGAACTATCGTATTACTATAGACAGGTGTCGAATGACCTATCTTCAACACCTGACAGGAGGAATTCAAGTGAAACGCATTACAATTGAATACCATGATAATAGTGATGTAGATGTTTTTAAGGGTTACTTGATTAAAGACAATTTAGCTATCTACGCTGAACAAGGCTTATCCACTGTTCTAATCAATGTAAAGCCGGTAAACCACGATATGAGCCGTTACATTGAATCTGAGTACATCGGAGACTTAGACAAAGGTAAACATGTCAGAGACGATTTTCATTACATTAAAAGCCTTGTAGACGCTTTAAACGATATGAGCGGTTTAGAGTTATTGGAGAACTGCGGAAACATGAATTGTTCCCATGTGGAATTAGATGGTCAAAAAATAATTGAATATTCAAAATATAAGGAGCGCAATCAATATGCAAATTAATCAAGAAGTATCCGTAAAATCAAAAGTTTCTTGCTCAGGAGTTGAGCGGGGAACAATTGTTGACATCTACCCTGAAACAAACACATTTGAAATTTGCTATTTTGACGGTACATATGATGAAAAACACTTTGACGAGATTGTATAAGCAAACAAACAACACTAGGAGGAATTTGACATGCAACAGGTATTGAATAACAGAGAATTATTAAAAGGATCAGAAGAAAGTGTCTTAGAAGCTTTGAGAAGTATTGTAGCAATTAACCCACTAGACAGCTTAGGTATAGATGAAGGTGAAAGAGAATTTGATGTTCATTTTGACATTAAAATGAGCGGTTCACTTCGCACAACAAAGAAATTCCGGAGTGCGGAAGAAACACAGCAGTACTATAAGGAACTGCTTCACACATTAAATATTGTCATGCCTTACCTCTCAATGATGGTAGAAGGTGGAGATATTGTTACAGCAGCAGTCGATGAATGGGAAACAGAAAATATCAAAGCATTTGAGACATGGGAATGAGTAAGACGGATTTACATAACGAGCGGTTCTGTCAGGTTGTATTTGGGGGATTAATCGTAGTTGTACCAGCTTTAAGTATATTATGCATAGCGTGGTTTGGGTGATTAGGAAGAGTGTCACCAGCACTCTCCTAATCTGATGGGTTAGTACACTCCCATTGTATTTAAACATAACAATTTAATCAAGGGGATAACTGAAATGAAAAACACATATACCACTTATGAATTTAAAGCATATGATAGGCGAAATAAATTGTTAAAAGAAAGGTTTACATGCAATTACAAAGATCATCTTTATTCAATCATAGAGTGGATTATCAAGAAATGTCCTACCGTTGATGTGATTGAATGTATGGTATCTGAAGTCAGTGAGCTTGCTTTCTGTAAGAGTGAGTATGTCGATATCTTCACGGTGTGGAAAGCAGACGATTAAATAGACAGAGAGGACGGGGAGCGGCATTCCCTGTCCTTTTTCTAATTGATGATATATCGCAAGTGAAACAAAAAACAAATAGGTACAAGTATGTCAAATGAAAAAAAAGTCTTACCTATTTTTATTTCATAATCTATGGTAATATCAAGATATAAAGTTACCTCTTAGGCTTGCTCGCCTATATATTAATTTTGAGGTGATGCCATTTGTATATGTCGATTTATGAATTTTCGATGGTAACAATAAACTTGTGTGCGTTGATGTTAAATTTATTTGTGGTGATCGAAAGTAAAAAATAGACCCTCCCTGAAGCTTGAGAACCTGAAGGGATAGGTCTACGTACAAAACACATCGAGCAAGTCTATGATGGACAACTTTTAAGAAACCAGGGTGTTGGCGCACCTTGGTTTTTTAATTTTATTATATTGCATGCTATACAATGTGTATATCATCTGTTATAAACAGATTATAACATATCTACGATGAAATGCATTACAAAAATATATATTTAATGTATAGTGAAATTAACAATAAAGAATGGACTAAATGAAATGCTCATTTTATTGCGATTAGAGCGGCGATAAGAAAACCATACACATTTGTATGCATGATGGTTTAAAACCGCTCCTGTGCCCCAAATCCAGCTAAATACACCCTCTTCAGTGCAAATGTTAAGCTCAATGGTTTTGAGTTGCTTTAACTGACTGCACAATCCACAGTGTCGCAATTGCAACGGCATCCCGTTTCGTTACTCCATCATTGCTCAAGGACAGATCTGACTGGACAAAACACCCACCTAGCTTCTGACGTCGTGAAATTCGACTCCAGCTTCTACTGAACGATTCGTTCACAAAAAGTCCACTCTCCAAGTTTCCTGAAAGTGGACTTTCGATAGCTTAAATTGATTTCACTAATTCATGAGCAAAAGATTATTTTAATTTTCTTTTCCAGAGCCAAGAAGTCTTGAAAAGATGATTATGTTTATAGTTTGTAAAAAAGGTATCTGATCTACGCTCATATTGCCCCTTCTTGGCATTCATCAACTTATAATCTAATCTACTCCAATGAACTGTAGTCTTTACACTACTTACAGCAGCAATGACACCAGCTGCTGCTGTAACGGCCGCCGCCTTTTTAGCTGTTTTCATACTAGTAGCCATAAAGACTGCGGCAAGAACTGCAACACTGGCACTAATCGTACTATAAGTACCTTTACTATTATTATAGCCTGACCATTGATCTCTCAAGATCCCAGCCGATGTATCGTTTTTATTTGCCAATTGTTCAATAGGTGATGAAGCCTCTTCATAATTCACCACTTCGCCATTAACTTCAAGTTTTCCAATATTCTGGTCATATTGAATCTTGTCTGTTTTTTCCCCATCATTTACAATAATCTCAACTACATCATTAACAGTTCTTTCAGAAAAAGTGTACGTAGTTCCGTTGTAATCTACAGATTCAGTTTCATAAGTCGGTTCAACATTCTGGACAACTGCGCTTGGGGCTTGACGTTCTTTTGCATCTGAAACAGGACTAAAAATTGTAACAGCAGTCAAAACAGCAACACTTGAAAGGACAATCTTTTTCATGGTAAATTAATACCTCCTTTTGTTATTCATTAACAATTCTGGAGGTTTATTCAGCTCAATTCAACCCATTATTTGTATTTTAAGGATAATTTAAACTAGGAGGTTTATAATGACTAATCTTACATTCAGACTTTTCCATTACACATCGCTAGCATTGGTTCTTTTATTTCTCATATTAGGGTTTACCTTAAATGGCGCTTTCTTTTATTGGACTCTAATTTTAGTCGGCCTTTATTATCTAATCAGAGGGATAATAACGGCTAAATCAGAACACCGGAAAAATGGCACATTTATTACAGTTTGTGGAGCAATTATAATACTTGCCGGTTTATTTACATTGATTGTGCGTTAGAAAATGTTTAAATTCCTATCAAAAAGTCGGGTTATAACCTCCGGCTTTTTTGTTTTTATGTTGAAACAGCATTTTCCGCTTTCACCTAATATGAATAATGTTCCGATAAGCTTTAGTCTGAGTGCGATAATGTCACAGCCAGGGCACCTCAAAACAATGTGTTTAAATTGTTATAATCTTTTTCTTTAATTGAAACAGTTACCCTATCTACTCTGTTAGTGTCTGCAAACATAAATGTTGTTTGACTAAATTCAATCTTTCTCGGCCCAAGTATGTTATAGATTAAATCAAGGATTTTAAAACAGTCTATATCTATCCCATTTTCAAAATGGTTTTTCACAAATAGTCACAACCCCATCGTGCTTTGTAAATCTTGATTTTTGCGGTGACATATTTTGTCGCTTGCAGTATGACTTAATAGCTGCTTTAAAGTAATCTTTTGAATCCATCAGTACCCTCCTTCGTTTCTCACTTATTACAGATAATGCCCATCCATATTTTAACACACCGAACTTTGCAGACTGCACGTTTCGTTCACCCAGTTAGTTAACATACCTTCTTTGCTCTGATGGTGGTAAAAGTCCACTTTCAGAAGTCTGGATAGTTGATTTATCTATTTTCTAAAAACTTTTAAGTGCAGCCTTAAATAAATTTCACATTGAATATTTAGTACAATAAACAATAAGAAAAAGCTTACTTAAAAGTAAGTAAGCCTTCTTAACTGCCTATATTCCAAAAGTTATACGACAAAGCGGAGTCAAGTTTGATTTTTGCAGGTTTTACCCTTGTACCACTTTCAAGGACAGTCAGAACAATTTCATCATAATATTCTGTAAGCAGCTGGTTCTTTTTTTCTTTCGAATCTGTGTTTTGATATGCATCCAGTATATGGTCAATTTGCTTTACAAACTGTTCTTTTTCAAGCGGTGCATCTTCTAGAGCTGCGCTCGCTTCGTCTTCAAAATCGTTTTGTTCTATTTTTTCAATTTCCTTCAGCTCTTCATCAATTTCCTTTTTGAACCCTAAATAATCTTCATCCGTATAGATTCCGTTAAAGTGTTTCTGTTGTATGAACTTTAATCTTTTTTGGAGATTCTCTTTCTTTTGCAAAATTGATTTTTTTATTTCTTCTTTTAAAAGATATTGCTCCTCTATGGAAGTATCTTTTAATGCTTCATTTTTAGCCTCTTGTAGCAATTCAATGTCCATCTGCTTCATTCCCTGAAGCTGATTAATTATTTCACGTTCCACAGTATCGTATTTTACAGACTGACACGTGTTTTTGCATACAAGGTAAGAGTCCCTTAGCACATAGTCCTTTCGTTTCCTGGAATAGCTGTTAACCACCATACGTGACCCACACACACCACAAGTGACAAGCCCAGTAAGAGCATACCGGCCGACATCCAATTTAACTTTAGTGACGGTTCTATTGTTAAGCTTTTTTTGAACCTCATCAAACAACTCTTTACTGATAATAGGCTCATGTGCGTTTTCAACGATGATATGCTCATCCGCAGGTCTCTTCCTTACCTTACCGTTAGAAAGTCTCTCTGTTTCTCTGAATTTGCTTACCCCAATATAAGCTTGATTTGTCAGCAACCTTTTCAGCTGAGTAGTATCCCATTGATCAAGTCCTTTGGCCGACTTTATCCCAATTCGCTTTAGATAAGTTGCAATTGCCCTTTCTCTTACCTCTTTGCCATCAATACCATGAGCAAGTAGATTAAAAATCAATCTTACATTTTTCGCATCTTCGTTTGGCTCTAATCTTAATGTTTTTGGATTTCGAGTGTAACCATAAGGTACTACACCCATCCATTTCCCTTCCCTGGCGGAGCTGTATCTTGCACCAGTAAGCCTCTGCCTGATCTGTTCAAATTCTTCACGGGCAAAGAACATTTCAAAACGTATTTGTCTTAAATCTGAGTCGTTTCTTGGATCATACGTTCTGTCGGGTGTAAGTATAAAGATTCTGTTTTCAATTATTAGGTCATAAATAACTCCCATATCACTCATTGAACCACGACCAAGACGCGAAATTTCTTTTACAGCAATAGCATCATATTTAAATTCTTTTAATTCCTCTAATACCCCTTGAAACACTGGACGGGTGGAAATTTTGTCACCAGAACCAACTTCAAATCTTTGAACATATGGTATGCCTGTCTTGTCCAAAAATTCCGTCATGGTTTTCTGTTGTTGATATAAAGTGTCTTCTCCAGTTCTCCGCTCTCTCTCAATATCTTTACGAGACTTACGCAAGTAATTGACTATTGAGTTGATGTTGTATTCCTTAAATCGCAA